TCGAGAAATTCGACGCCGACGCTGCCGCTGACGTAGACGCCGATGGCGCCGACGTCGAGGCTTCTGTTTCGCTGGACGATCTAAAAGCAAGCTTCGACGCGGCTGAGAGTCGCGCCAATGAGCTTCGCGAAAAGGTCGATCTGTTCGAGCGCACCCAGTCTGCGCGCGAGGTATCTATCCCTGAAGTAGATTCAGAGGCTGATATTTCCGCCAGCGTGAAGTCTGAGCCGCTTACCTATGACAAGGGGAACGGCCAGTCGATTTTTCGTGACTTGTATCGCAGCGCGACTGCGAATGACGTCACCGCTCAGGAGCGCTTGACCCGTCACAGCCGCGAAATGGCTGACCGGGCCGAATTCGATCTGAGCAGCACCGATTCAGCCGGTGGCTACCTTGTGCCGCCACTGTGGTTGCAGCAGGAATTCGCTGACTTCGCGCGCCCCGGTAGGGTCGTAGCCGACGTCATCGGTTCACGCCCGCTGCCACCGAACACCGATACGGTCAACGTACCGATTCAGGACGGCGGCGTCACCACTGCTTCGCAGGCTGACAATGCATCTGTTTCTGAGACTGACGCGACCTTCACCACTGCAGCCGCAGACGTGAAGACCATCGCCGGTATGCAGGACGTGTCGCAGCAGCTGCTTGACCGCTCGATTCCGGGCGTCGATCAGATTATCGGTCAGGACTTGGCCCGAAGCTACGCCCAGACGCTTGACACCGCTGTCATAAACAGCAGCGTGTCGAACAATAAGGGTCTGCTGCAGGTCACTGGCATAAACAGCGTCACTTACACTGACGCTTCGCCTACGCTGGCTGAGCTTTACCCGAAGATCGCTGACGCAATTCAGAAGATTGCGACAGGCATCTACGCACCCGCTACTGCAGTGTTTATGCACCCGCGCCGCTGGGCTTTCTGTCTGGCAGCGGTTGACGGCTCGAACAGGCCGCTTATTTCGCCTGTCGCACCGTCGAATGGTGCTGGCACCTTCGGTGGCAACGCCGCACAGGGCGCGGTCGGCTCGATTCAGGGTCTGCCCGTCTACACCGACGCCAATATCCCGACGAATCTGGGCAGTGGCACAGACGAAGACCGTATCATCGTCGCGTCTGTTCCTGACCTGTATCTGTGGGAAGACGGCGGCCCGTACTTGGAGACTTTCCGCGATGTTGGAAGCGGAACGCTCACCGTTCGAGTACGTGCGCACAATTACTACGCGCAGCTTCACGCGCGTCGCCCGAAGGCCATTTCGGTCATTTCCGGCACTGGTCTGGTCGCCCCGACCTTCTAGGTCGAGCACCAGCACCACCCGTCGACTGGCGCCCGTCAGGTCATTTTCGATCTGGCGGGTCGCCTTCGACTTTCACTGAAACTTCGAACACAGGAGATACCTTCGTGACTGACGAACAGAAGGCTGAGCTGATCGCAGCGCTTACTGCTGAGCTTACCGGCTATGAGCGCTACGGCAAGAAAGATCGCGCAGCGGCTGTCAAAAAGCAGCTGACTGAGCTGGGCGCGAAGCCCGAAACGCCGCAGAAGCGCGCAGCGAAGAAGACGAAGAAGACGAAGACTGAGTTTTAGGTCACGTGGCAGCGCAAGACCTGACTACGCTCGCCATTGTTCGCAGCTTTCTTCAGAAGTCTGCGAGCGACACCACGCAAGACGCTGAAATTAGCGCGATGATTACGCGTGCTTCAGATGCGATATCGCGATACTGCGAACGCGAATTCAAGACCACTGGTACGAATCCGTTCGCACGCACCTTCGAATACAAGGGCGGCGGCTTGCTTGATCTGTCGCCATTCGATCTGCAGTCGCTTAGTCAGGTTAGATTCGATACCGACACTGCTTCACCGACTACGCTTCTGGCTGCTGACTATCGGCTGGTGCCGGTGCATAAGCCGCTAGGTGTCTACACAGCGCTGAGAATCGACCCGGCAATTTCGCCCACTATCGCGCGCTGGTCGTATCGAGTCATTGAAGTCACCGGCACGTGGGGCTTCGCGTCGGTGCCGAAAGACGTCGAACACGCCTGCATTCTTACGGTCAATAATTGGCTGAAGCTCGACGTGACTGCCTACGAATCTGTGCTGTCGGTTGACGAGCCTGCACTAGAAAGACCGCAGGGCATACCTTCGCGTGCTCAGATGCTGCTGAAGCCATTCGTGCGCACAGTGCTATGAGCGTTCGAGCGTATAACGGCGTCACCTGCGACGTACAAACCGAACGTCAGGTGCACAGTCTGGACAGCTTCAGGCGCACCTATTACCGATCTGTCAAGGGCGGAATGAAAGACGCTGCTATGCACTGGATAGTGCCGCGCGTCAAGAAAGGCGCAGCGCCGACGAAGCTGCGCGGTCTGATTACTGCCACTGCGCCGCGCACTAATCAGGTCGTCATTACGACGAAGGGCAGCGTCAAGAATTCAAGAATTATCGGTCTGCAGAATTACGGCGGCACACTGCCGCGACCGATCTACCCGAAGCGCAGGCTGGCAATTCGAGTCGGCACTACTGGCGAAGTGCGCTCAGTGGTGCGTGGTACTGCTCGCATTCGCGGTAAGCGCTTCGTGGAGCGCGGCATCGACGCAGGTCTGCCGCGATTCAGGCAAGAAGTAGGCACTGCGATTATGCGCAGGCTGCAGAAGGCGTTCGGCTAATGGCTAGCACCATTCTTGACCCGATTGCCGATGGTCTGGTGGCAGTAATTGGCACGATCAGCCCGACGGTCAAGGCTAAGAAATGGCTGATACGCGATACAGACGCGCGACCAGCTGCAGTGATCGAGCTACCTACAGTCTCGCGCACTGAGCCTGACGCAGCCGAAGATCACCTGTCGCAGTATGACTGGCGGTCTGAATGGCCGGTGTCTTTCTACTTCGACTTCACAGACGCCACCTTCGGTCAAGCGCAGGCGCTGGAAGTCATCGAAAAGTTTATTGCAGCGGTCGATGCTGACCCTGATCTTGGCGGCACAGTGCAAGAGGCGAAAGCTATCAGCGCTGGCCCGCCCGAAATTGAAGAAGGCGCGGCACGTCCGATGCTGGTTTACCCAGTACGCGTGTCAGTGCTCGACTTCGTCTAACACCTAACCGAACAGGAGAAATGCACGTGGCATCTAGTAAGCGTCACGGCGTCCGGCTGATTATCGGCGGCGCCCCTGACACACCTCATACGATTTCTGGTCTTCGCGGATATTTCCGCCCCGACGTGCCTACCCCGGTAGGTAAGCCCGGTGACGTCATCGAAGACCTAGACGAAGCGAAGAAGGCCGTCGAAGCGCGTAAAGACGCGCTCGAATTGGTCGAGATTTCCGCAGGCGAAGTCGCTGCTGCCGAAGCTCAGGTCGAAGCCGATCTGGACGCAGGGCAGAAGGGTCTGATCGCAGCTCGCGCTGACGGTCGCGCCGCAGATGACACTTCGCGCTTCACCGATGAACGCAACGCTGTTAAGAAGGAGAATGACTAATGCCGAACGGCTACGCAAGACTTGCATACGAAAGCACGCCCGGTAATGAAACTAATTCACCGACGCTTTCGACGAAGAAACTGTTTCCGCCCCTGACTTCGCTCGCACCGAAGCCCGGTACCGCGCATCTTATGCGCGACGATGAAGTACGTAATCAGGACGAGCCGCTCGCGGTCATTCCTGAAGCGTATTCGCCTACGTTCGATCTGGGCGTGCGTGCCTATCCCGACACGGTGGCATTTCTGCTGGGTCTGGTCTGTGGCGCGCCGACTACTGCAAACGGCGACGGCATTATCACTGACCTAGCTGGCACCGTGATACCGTCTGGTGCTTACCGGCATCGCTGGACTGCGCCATTCGGCCCGTCTGGTGCATCGCCGCGCACTGCGCAGATCGACGCTGCCTACAGCGACCAGTCTGTCTATTACAAGCTGAAGGGCGCTGGTATCAGCGACTTCAGTCTCGATTCGCCAGAAGAAGGCGGCGCGATGGTCACTGCATCTGGCCCGTGTCTATACCTTGACCGGCAGTCGAATCCGACGCTGACACCGGCCTACGAAGCGCTCGCAGTGCGCCCGTTCACTCGCGGCGACCTGACCCTGCCTTCGAATCTGTCTGGCACCGGCACGACGCAGGACTTCACAGTCTCGATTTCTAATCCGATGGAAGCTGTGCGGTCACTGGGCATCGCTTCGCGCTGGCCTGACGTGCTCGAAAAAGACAATGAAGGCCCGGTCGTAGTCAGCGGCGAAATAAACAAGCGCCAGTTGGACGTCGACGATATCGACGCACTGAAGAATGCAACCGGCTTCGCGCTAACCGCGACTTGGAAGTCGTCAAGCGTGATCGCCAGCGGCTACGGCTATTCGATGGCTGTCAAGGTTGACAATGCCCAGTACGTAGAAGGCGAGCCAGACGCGCTGCAGAATCGGCGTCGTCACGGTCATTCGCTGAGCTGGAAGTCGACCACTGCGTCAAGCGGGTCGACCACCTTCGAAGTCGTAAACGCGACAGCGAGCTACGCCTAAGCACGAAAAAGGCGCCCCGCAGGGCGCCTAATTCGCTTGCTTCTGCTGCTGTGCTAAGCGCGCTGAGCGCGAATCGCGTCGACCAGCGCGTCAGCGCGCACGCCGTCGCTCAGATCGTGTGCAACGTCGGCATACTCGCTGAGCGTGACGCCAAACGCTTCGACGATCTGCGCGTCGGTCATTCCCGACAGGTGGGCGGTCGCGATGTAATCGCGCAGCACTGCGGTCGCATCGTCAAGCTCGCCCAGCTGCTGTTCGATGCAGACGCGACGGTCTTCGAACAGGTCGATGAGCGTTGCGATGTTGCGGGTCTTTACCTTCGTCATTTTCTTGCCTTTCTGTAGCTGATTGACTTACACCGTAAGTGTAGCAGGTTGCTACACAGTGTGCAGTTAGACCACGAAAAAGACGCCCGAAGGCGCCTGTTTCGCTTGAATTGCGGCTTACTTGCCGCGCTTAGCGTGCCAGCGCCTGTGGGCGCTTGCGTCGTGCTGAGCACCGACGCGAAAGCTATTACCCGCGACGTGGCCGCACGTGCAGCGAATCTGGAAACCGTCGAGCGCTCCCCGCTCGCTGGCTGCCTTCGGCGTAATGCTGATTTCGTGCTTCATAAGTCGTACCCCTTTCTGTAGTGGATTGACTGACTTACAAGAAGAAGTGTAGCAGGTTGCTACACAGTGTGCAACGTAATTGCGCAATTTTCTGTACCTACGATCACAGGAGAAAAACACGTGGCAATTAGCCTGCGAGCATATAACCCAGTCGAAGTCGATCTGGGCGGCACGAAATACGAAACCGTCGATATGCCATACGAAGCGTCGAAGCGCTTCAGTCACCTAATGGCTGAAATGGAAGAAATAGGCGACACCGACGCCGAAGAAGCGCGGGCGCTTGAATTGCTAGCCGAAGGCTTCGACCTGATCGTCAAGCCAGTCGGCCACGAAAAGCCAGCGTCTGAAGTGCTGACCGAAGGCGTCGAATCCGGCGCGATCACGCCGCGACAGTTTCTGGGTCTGTGGACTGACGTGCTCGAAGCCATTGAAGCCGCTAACGGCACTGAAGATAGGCAGGGCAGCGTCGACCGCCCTACCTGAGCGAGCAGGACGAAGTCGAGCTGTACCTGCTCAGAAGATACTTTCAATTCGACTGGTACGAAGCGTCTTACGTAATACCTGCGTGGTATCGCGAGCTTCTAGTCA